AAATAACCATTAAAAACAGGTAGTTATTATCATGGAAGATAAGCAAGTTAAATCATTAGACACCTATCTAGTTATAGACTATGAGACAACTATACGCTGTCCTATTGGTTCTAACAAAGCATCTCCTTTCTGGAAGAACGTAGCTAGTCCTAACTATATTGTGTATGAAGCAATAAAGGTAGGAAATGCAAAAGATGGAAGTGTGTATAGATTTTATGAATCGGGAGGTGTCAATCAGGTATATGCTAATGAGTATGATGTGCTGCCATCGGCAGATGATGTGAAACTTATTGGCGCAGGGCATACGCGCACTATAATTAAAAAAGGATTCAATGGGGACTTGGTTAACTTCGGATACTACTTCCATGCTCGAGACTTGAAGTTCGACGGGAACAATGGAACGTACACGGGCGGATGCTTTGTTCAGAATGGCAGCGTACAGCGTGGGTTCCACCTTGAGCGTATCAGACTTGCTGACTTCGAAGGCCCATGCGTTACATCAGAGTCACTTGCCGCATGGTCCTGGAACGGTGTTCGTGCCGAAGATTGTGATGACTACGTCTGGGCTGCCGGTATCGGAACGGATTCCGACGGGTGTCGGTACGGTAGCGTTATAGCCAGTGAAACACGTGCCTGTAAAGGGTGGTTGAATGTTACTCCTGGAGGCACATTCAGAGTTGCTGATTTACAAATGAGAGTGCAACTTTGCACAGAGCATGCTTATCGTATAGAGGGTATCTTTCAAAACTGTAAGATCGGTGGTCAAATTAATGCCAATGATGGGTCTGCGATCTGGGTAGATGCTACAGATGGTCACATCATTCAAGGAACACTAGACGCAGGGATTTCGTCAAATTGTCAGGATACAACTGCGTTCGTAGCTGATTATGGTGGATCTACGCCAGGACAAATGTTCTTTGCTAACGGATCGAACTACTCTATGCTCTCGATATATGGTGGTTCACAATGTGTGAGCTCTCCTGTCGGGGTTAATGCTATGACCGCTCCGGGCAATGATGTCATTATCCACGCCCTTGGCGGCCAACAGACTGGCGTTTGGTCGGGCGGATATGTATTCGTGTTAACGTATTACCAGTCCAGTGGTGCAGATTTAACTGGTACTGCAGATGCAGTAGTATTCAATGTACGTACATCTGGGTCTGAACTTGCTTACCTAGAAGACGGGGTAGGACGTCGTGGTTATATAGGTACTGCAGTACAAGTCGTCAATTTTGCATCAAGTCCGTACGTTCTCGAAAGATGGCAAGAGAATATCGCTGTAGATTGTACAGCTGGCGCTGTTTCTGTAACACTCCCTGATGCGGCAACTTCTAGTGGCCAAAGGCTTAATATTATAAAGATAGATTCTTCTGGAAACGCTGTTACAGTTAATCGTGCAGGCGGAGACAAGATTAATGGGGCTAATAGCTTCACACTTTCTGCTCAATGGGATGCAGCTGTTATCTACGCTAGCGATAATGCTAATTGGTATCGAGTATCCTAAGTGAACAAACAAGATTTCTACTACAGCGATGGCGTTCCGTTCCACGGGATCTTCAAAGAGATCCCTCTCTCTGGTCAATGGATCAAAGAAGAACCTAAGGATCCACTGTACACCGTAGCGTACGAAGATGGGGAACTCCCTTCTGCCCGCAAAGTTTACATGGACTCAGTGAATGAGTACGAAGCCGCTGTACAGCTTACCCCTTCGTGGGAGTACTGGCAAGGGATGTTGAGACTTTGCGTTAAGATCCGTAGAGAAGTAGACAAGTGGCGAGAAGAGAAGTACCAGAAGGATCAAGCAGAGGCTCGTCGTCTCCTCTGGGCAGCAGCTCAGAAAGGGAACGTATCGGCTCAACGGATTCTGTACGAAGCTCGTAAAGAAGAGAAGGCTCAGCAGCAACGTGCGAAGCTCGAAGAGCACGTATCGATGAAGGAGACAGATATGCTCCAGGATCGTCTTGCTCGTCTTACTACTCTGAAGCTAGCTAAGTAGTTCTTACATGACTCCGGAGCTCCAGAAGCTCCACGCGAAGAAGCGTGGGTACCAGCAAGAGATCATCGAAGCATGCGAGAGGAATCTGTACGCATTCGCTACGACGATCAATCCTGCGTACCTGTATGGAGATCTTCACAGAGAGATATTCTCGTGGCTCTCAGACCCTACGGCTAACGAAAGACAGCTCCTGCTCCTTCCTCGAGGCCACCTGAAGTCCCATTGTATCGCTGTGTACTGTGCTTGGAAGATCACGTACGAGCCATGGACTACGATTGTGTACTTAGCATCACAGGATGATCTAGCTAAGGCACAGTTATTCGCTATTAAACAGATGATGACCAGTGATATCTATACCTCCCTGTGGCCTGAGATGTTCACTGAACAACGGGGCGTGAAGGGTGAAAGGGGTGCTTGGTCAGCTTTTGCATTCGATGTGGATCATCCGTCTAGGCGTGAGCATAGCGTACGAGATCACACGATGCTTATCAAGACGGTTAAAAGTAATGCCCAAGGTCTACACTGCGACGGCCTTGTCTTTGACGATGTGGTTGTTCCCCACTTTGCTGACTCCGCCGCAGGACGTGGGGAGCTTTCTCGCTCTCTGGGGTACTACAGTAGTATTCTTAATGCTGGTGGCTGGATCAAGGCTGTTGGTACTAGGTACCATCCGGAGGATGCGTATCAATCGATGATCGAAGCTATGATCCCTCAGTGGGACGAAGAGGCTGATGATTTCGTTGGAGAGATCCCGGCATGGGATGTCCTAGAGCGTGTCGTAGAGGACTCTCCTCAGCGTACAGGTACTGGGAAGTTCCTGTGGCCTAGGACTGAATGTCCTCAGACTGGGAAGAAGTTCGGATTCGATATCAGAGAACTCTCGAAGATCAAGGCTGACTACGTATCGCACCAAGGACTGATTCACTTCTATTCTCAGTACTACAATGATCCTAACGATGTTGGGACTCAGCGTGTTAACAGGAGCATGTTCCAGTACTATGACCAGAAGTTCCTCACCATCAGAAACGACAAAGTCTTCTTCAAAGGTAATAAGCTTAACGTCTATGCTGCAATGGATGTGGCGTGGTCTGAGAGTGAGCGCGCTGATTACACAGCTATTGCTGTTATCGGTATTGATTCCGATGGGTACATTTATATTCTGGACCTTGACCGTTTTCGAACGAGCGACTTCCTTACTTACTACGAACGCATCGAAGCACTGCATCGACGATGGTTCTTCCGCCAGCTCATTGTCGAGACGAATGCGGCAGGATCTCTCGTTGCACAGGAAGTTGAGAATCATGTCCGTCGAAACGGAGACTCTCTTACTGTGGTTAGACGTGCCAAGAATAGCCGAACAGGCGGTAAGGTTGAGAACTGGGCAGCAGTCCTTGAACCCAGATACCACGGGAAAAGTGTACTACATCACGAAGGAGGACTCACTCCGACGCTTGAAGAAGAACTCATGTCCGCCAAACCCAGACATGATGACTTAAAGGATGCGCTCTGCGCTGCCGTAAGTATAGCTAAGCCTCCATCTGCAGGACGCACGGTGGACTACAACAAAATAAACGAACGTTCGAACGTGGTGGTTGGACGATTCGGTGGCAGAGTAAGGATCCGTCAATGATGGAAGCTTCGCAGGATATACTACGAAGGGTTGAGAAGGTTGAGATCGATGTGGCAGTTCTAGATTCTAAGTCTAACAGACTTCATCAAGATATGAAGGATGTAGATCGGAAGGTAGATTCCATCGAGTCTAAAGTAGACGAGACTAATATCATCGCCCGTAAAACACAGACCCTTGTGGTCACTATCCCCGCTGTCCTAGCCGGGTTGTACACAATCATTCAAATTATTAAGAACGTACAGATCCTATGAGTGGTGCAGATTCCTTAGACTTCGCATTGATTCCAGAGCAGCCGATAGCGACTGAGATCGCTGGTCTCTGGAATACTTGGAACGGTTCTCGCTCCGAGTGGCGTGCACGTGTTGAAGAGAACAAGAAGTACGTGTACGCTACGAGTACGAATGAAACCACTAACGTAGCTAACCCTCATAGCCATAGCACACACATCCCGAAGATCTCTCAGATCTTTGATAACCTCTCAGCGAACTACACCAGTGCCCTGTTCCCTCACGAGGACTGGCTGAAGTTCGAAGGACATGATCCTCAAGCTGAGACGTTCGATAAGAAGCAAGCAGTCCTTGCGTATATCAATACGAAGCACAGGCTGAATGGTTTCCAGAACACGATGCAGTCCTTGGTGAATGACTGGATCCTCACTGGTAATGCATTCGCTGGTGTCACGTACGTACAAGAGTTCCACACAGATCCAGAAACTGGGGAAGTCCTTCAAGGATACGTGGGCCCTCGTGTGTACCGTGTATCCCCAGATGATATCGTCTTTAATCCTCTGGCTACTGACTTCAACTCTGCTCCTAAAATCATTCGCACGATCAAGACCCTCGGGGAACTTCATCGTGACTACGAGGAGAATCCGAGCCTTGGGTACTCAAAAGAAATCATCGACACCGTCACGAAGCACCGTGAGATTCTCAAGAACTTCACAGATACCTCCATCAACAAACACGTTCAGATGGAATACGACGGATTCGGCTCTGCATCGGTTTATTTCAAGTCGGGGTACGTCGAAATCCTCGAGTTCTACGGAGATATCTACGATACAGACGCTGGCGTCTGGTACAAAAATCACGTCATCACGATCGTAGATCGACAGTACGTAGTACGTAACGAGCCCCTGAGCACATGGTCAGGGCGTCCACATCTGTACCACTGTGGGTGGAGACTCCGTCCTGATAACCTCTGGGCTATGGGCCCTCTTGATAACCTCGTTGGGATGCAATACCTCATTGACCACCTCGAGAATGCACGCGCAGACGCGTTCGACCAGATGATTGACCCTGATCGTGTGATCAAGGGCGATGTAGATATCGAATCCCGTGGCTCTGCTATAGATTATTACGTGAATGACCCGAGCATCGGTGGCGATGTACGGTTCCTCACACCTGATACGACTGTTCTGAATGCCGACTTCCAGATCCAACGCAAAGAAGCTCAAATGGAGGAGTATGCTGGAGCACCTAGAGAAGCAATGGGCATCAGAACACCCGGTGAGAAAACTGCATTCGAAGTGAGCTCGCTTCAGAATGCAGCTTCTCGAATATTTCAGAACAAGATCACGTACTTCGAGTCTGCGTTCATGGAGAAAGTCATAAATGCTGAAGTCGAAGTGGCAAGAAGGAACCTTGACGGTACCGATCTGGTTCGGATTCTGGATGATGACTACGGTGTGGCTGAGTTCCTCAGAATTACACAGTCTGACCTCATGTCTAATGGGGTACTGATCCCAATTGGGGCACGACACTTCGCTCGTCAAGCTACTCTGGTCCAGAACCTGATGCAGTTCTCTCAAGCAATGATCCAAGATCCGATGTTGATGCAACACTTCCCGGCTGAGAACCTCGCTAGGGCGTGGGAGGACCTCCTTGGGTTCAAGCGTCTCGAGATCTTCCGGAAGTACGGCAGACTTGAGGAAGAACTAGAGCTCGCAAGGCTCCAATCGGTAGCACAAGAACAACTAGCAGTAGAACAACAGGCTATACCGCCTGAGGAGATGATGTGAGGTTATCTTCTCTCCTTACTAAGGGCCTCTCAGAGGCACAAGAGAAGCAACTAGCTGATGAAATCAAGCATTCTGTCCTGGCAGCAGCCCTAAGGGGCGCTATCAGGGAAGAAATAGAACGGTCGTACCGTGCGGAAGAACAAGTTACCGGTGGTAACGACGACCTTCCGTTTTATTTAAAGGAAGTCGGTGAACGACGAGGGTACCGACAGATCCTTCGCATGATCCTCGAGGAGTAATTCTTTATGACTGGTGACAACCAGAATGCCGGTGACCCCGGTTCGACTGCAGCAACGTTCGGCTCTGACCAAGGGCAGAACAGTAACGCTCCAGTCTTTGGGAAAGACGATTTCGATAAGATCCTTAACCAGAACCGTAACGCACAGGACCACATCAAGACTCTTGAGAGTGAGACTGCTGCGATGCGTGCTGAACTCCAGCGTCTGCAAGAGGAACTCATCCGCTCTAAAAGCATAGATGATCTTCTATCCCAAATGCGGCAACAAGATTCAACAACGACCTCGCCTGGGACGACATCCCCGCAGTTCGATCAAGAACAGTTGCTGAAAACGCTAAAGGCCGAAGTATTCAGGGACCTAACACAAGCTCAACAACAATCTCTCGAGATTCAGAATTGGAATCACTCTGTGGCTGCTCTTCGTGAGCGTCATGGGGAGGGTTACGCTTCTTATGTTGATCAACGTGCTAAGGAACTTGATATCCCGATCCCGAAGCTAGAGGAACTCGCTAAGACTTCCCCTAATGCCTTCGTGGAGCTAGTCTCTGGGAAAGGAACTCGGTCAGCAGCACCCACAATGGGCTCCCAAATTGCACCCCCTAAGAATGACGCTGATACTGAAGCGATGTACGTCAGAATCAATACCCTCCGTTACCGCAATACCCCCGAGGGTAATGAGGCTAAGCGTGTGTGGAGCGATCCTACGTTCCAGCAGAAGTACCGGATGTTCATTCTTGAAAAGGGCAAGTCCAAGGGCTCTCAATTCGGAAACAACCTTTAAAAGGAATTAACCATGGCACTAGATAGCACATGGGGTAATAATCATTTCCACCGGAACGAAATCTTCAACACGATGTTGAAGGAAGTTCTGCGGGATGATTTGTTCGCCGAGCAGTGGGTCAATTACATCGGCGATTTCACTGACGGATCTAACTACAAGATCAACTCGGTGGGTGACCTGACGATTGACCAAATGGCTGAGGCAACTAGCCTGCCTGATCGTCGCCCGGACTCGGGTCAGTTCGTATTTAACATCAACGAATTCGTTGGCGTGAAAGTACCGTTCACTGACGTGTTCCTGGAAGATGACTTCATGGCTCCGCAAGTCCTCTCCACGCTGCCGGATCGCATGACCCGTGCATTCCAAGAATACCTCGAAACTCGCGTGTTGGCCCTTCAGGGTGAGCAAACGAACAACGATGGTAACTCGATCAACGGCGCGTACCACCGCTTCACGGCGAATGGCTCGAGCCGCGTGATCACGATCCAGGACCTTGCTTACGTTAACTTCGCGCTGAAGAAGGCGAATGCTGGTAACAACGCTATCATTGGTATCGTTGACCCGTCGTTCGAATTCAACACGAACATCAGCTCGCAAGTCGTAACCTCGGATAATCCGATGTACGAAGGGATCATCAATACCGGTATCGGTACTGGTTATCGCTTCATTCGGAACATCTACGGTGTAGACCTGTACACGTCGAATTACCTCGCAACGGAAGCTGCTGCTGAAGCATCGCTGACGGACTACGCTGGTAACACGACTGCTACGGTAGCAGGCGATGTGGTTAACGTGTTCTTCTCCGCCTCCGACAAGCAAAATCTGCCGTTCATCGGTGCATGGCGCCGTCGGCCGACGATCAAATCGTGGCGTGACGAAGATAAGGAAACTGAATACCAACAGCTCTCCGCTCGGTTCGGCCTCGCGCTGTATCGTCCGGAAACTCTGGTGTGTGTAGTTTCCAGCACGACGCTGGCTTAATAGGAGGATACGAATATGTCGCGTGCAGCAACATGGACTAACTCCGATGGACTTCAAGTCGGCTTTGGTAAGCGTGATTCTGAGTACCAGTACGCAGGTACTGTCCGTACTCAGGGTAACGAAGAGATGATCACTCTGTCGATCAAGGCTTCAGAGATGCCTCTGTATGAAGGTACAGCCGTACCTTCGCAATGCATGGCCATTCCGGCTGGTGCATACATCACGAAGGCAACCCTGAATGTCCTGACCACGTTCTCCGATTCGGATGCTAACCCCTCGATGACCATTGGTCTCGTGAATAGCGCCGGTACGGCGATCGATATCGACGGGATCTTCGCAGGGCTGACGGAAGCATCGGCACAGCTGACCGCTCCTCAGGTAGTCGAAGGCGATGTTGCCACCTATGGTGGTGCCCTCGTTAACGGCGTAGATTCCATCGGCACTGCTGATGGTTATCTGACTGCAGATCTGGATACTGGCGCCTGGGATGCCGGCGAAGCTATCCTGACTGTATGGTACCTGAAGGCGATCCCGGACGTAACTCCGGCTGATCCGATTACCTCCATCGTAGGTTCGCTGTAAGCTCAGGCTAGGCGAATAATGGTTAACGGGGGCGCCCTCGGGCCTTGGGTCGTAAAGACTGCCCCCGACCATATCAGGAACAATAATGGCAGAACATTCAGATCTTACAGGTGCCTCCCTTCACGAGTGCAAACTAATTGATACAGCTGGTACTGGCGATGCTGGGATGGTTATCACCCCTTCGGCTGTGGATGCAGGAGAAGGTGTACTCAGGAACCTAGTAGAGTCCGAGATCGATTCTCGTACATACGCTCTGACCTGTCGTGTGGCAGATATCGGTGGGACTACTCCTGCTCGTCTAGTTGTACCATTCACTGGTACTCTTACTACAGTGTACACAGTGATTGATGCTGTCGTGGCTACTGCTGATGCAGTCCTGACGATAGCCATCGATGGCGTAAGTACTACCCCAGCTACCCTCACTATCGCGTACAGTGGCTCTGCTGCTGGCGATATCGATACTGTAGCTATCACGAATAATAACTCTGTAGTCCCTGGCGATTTGATCACAGTGACTTCAGACGGTGGCCCCAGTGGTTCTACTGGTGCTGATGTAACCTTGATCTTCACGAAGGCTTAAAGATGGCCCGTAATAGGATGTCCCTCCTCAAGATCGTCCAGCGTACTCTGGATGCTATGAACCATGACTCGGTGAATAGTATCTCTGATACCGTTGAAGCTAGGCAGATCGCAGAAGAAGCTCGTATCGTTTACTACGAGCTCATGGATCGTGAGGACTGGCCTCATCTTATTAAACTGATCCCTCTTGAAGCAGTCCCTGGTATCGAGTACCCGAACTACCTCACTATCCCCGAGGATGTGGTACGTATTGATCAGATCAAGTACGAAGCTACTGAGTACGGGGATACCCGTCGCCAGTTCAGGGATGTGAAGTACCTAGAGCCTAATGAGTTCCTTGATCTAGTGTTCCTCCGGAACTCGGACGAAGACAATGTCGAGGAAGTCGAAGACATCGATGGTACAGTACTGTTGGTCATTAATGATCAAGCACCTACGTACTGGACCACTTTTAACGACGAACATATCGTGTTCGATTCGTACGATAACGAAGTAAGTGATACCCTGCTTGAAGCTAAGTCATTGTGTCTAGCTAAGCAGATTCCTGCGTGGACTACGGACGATACGTTCGTCCCGGATATGCCTGATCAGATGTTCAGCACGTACGTCTCTGAGGTAACCGCAGCAGCATTCACTTACTGGAAGCAAGGGCAGTCCGTTAAGGACGAACAGCGTGCGATGAGAGGTATCTCTCGTCTGCGTAAGGATGCCCGTTCTGAACAACAAGGAAGTTCAAGGAGTCATCCCCTTGAACTGATTCCCATTCATGGACAGTGATAGCGTACTCTTCCGCCTCTTCTGCTGAGATCACTTGAGAGGATAGC